GTCTTGGGACGTATTGCGGGTCTCGGGGCCGGGATGCGGGTGGCTATCGGTGGCTTTCAGCTACGACCGTCGGCGCGCGCTTCCTTGTGGAGCCGCTTATGAGGAGTGGTTAAAGATGACGAAAGAACTAAAACTAAATAATTGTAACTTCTGCATACCCGCAGCGGGATTGAGCGATTTTAGCTTGAACCTACGTGATAGTATGGTGGAAACGCATGAAACAGATCATGATAAAATAGTAGTAAAAGGTAGCTGGGGCTTCTTGCTGAACATAGGTGGCGAATACTTTGTGCTTGACGAAGACGTAACACTGAGCACAGCAACAGAGTTAGACACAGGCGCAATAGCGAACGGCAAGGATTATTATGTCTATGCATGCAACGATGGCGGTACGTTAGCATGGAAGGAGAGCTTAGCATCTACGTATCCGGCGGGATACAACGCGGATACATCAAGGAAGATAGGTGGCTTCCATACGTTATGCGCGAATGTGGGCACAATCTCCGGGCATACGCTCACAGGCTACGTAGCAAACGACATCTTACCAGCGAGTATTTGGGACTTGCGCCACAGAGCGATAAACGGCAATAACGAAGGGCTCGTATACGATGCGAACAGTCACAAATGGATAATGATATATCTCGCTAGCGGGACAGGCGCGGACACAGCATCTGCATATCTTGGTACGATCTCAGATACACGTAACTGGATGGACTTCGTAGACGACGGCCATGCGATTGGTATGAGCTTACCAAGTGACGCGGAATTCCAAAGCCTTGCAGCGGGTAGTAACGAAGAGACGAACATAGTAGGTAGTGCGGATCCAGGTACGACAGGCGGACACTCAGATACTGCGTCACGGCGTATGATCTCAAACATCGGTTGTGAAGACTGTGCAGGTGTCATGTACCAATGGCTCTTGGACCAGTCATGGCGAGCGGACGGACTGCCAGATACGGGCGATCCAACATGGGGCTGGTACAATCTACCAAGTCCTGGACGAGGTAGCTTGTATAGGCAGGGTACTTATGGCGATGTGAAGCTTCTGGCGGGCGGTACTTGGAATTGCGGGGCGACTTGCGGTTCACGGTGCCGGTATGCGAGTTACTCTCGGTGGTTTGCGG